AGCAGAAGGATTTGCGCAACACCGAGGATTGGTTGTCTTCCCATGGTGTTTCTAGAAAGCGTATGGATCGCTTCCAGGATGCGTATGAGAGGGGCCTGACATCGGGTCAATATCACGCAGAAGAGGAGGTGCGGTTTAAGAAAAACCGCCAGGCGAAGAAGGGTCGTGGTGATGAGATTGCCATGGGTGCTGAGTTCCGTGACGAGGGACCGCGCAATATGGTTGATTTACCCAAGGTGGTTGCCACTTTGGCGACTATTACACCTACTGAACTTGCGCAGATCGTTGCACCGCTTGCTAGCGCTCTTCCGAAGCCTGCTGCTCCTAAGTCTAAGGAGGAAGGCCCAGTCGCTAAGGGTTGTATTCACAACAAATTGTGCCCACTGTTGAAGGTTGGTGGGGTTGAAACCAGTGCATCACAGGTTTGCAACACCGATTGCAGAGGTCACACGTGTGTTCATTTGGCCGGTTGTGAAGTTAAGGTTAGTTTCTTCCAGGCGCTTGAGAACATTACTGGTATTAAAATGCCAGATATTAAGCAGGAGGGTCCTGCTGTTCTCCCTCCATCTGATGTTGCGCCAAAGTTTAGTGCCCCAGCTGCTATCTTGCAGCGTGAAGGTGCACCGGTGGCTAAACCGGCCGCAGCACAGCGACGCCGTGCAGTTCAATCACCACCGATTACGTGTGTGCATGATTGTTTCCTTGTGCGTGAAGGTAAAATCGCTAAGGCCCCACCAGGCCTTTGTGGTGTTTGGTGCGGTCGGGAGGAGTGTAAACATTTACCCGGCTGCCAAATGAATGATGACCTGATGCGTTGCCTGGGTTTCCTCGTTGAAGAGGGCCCAGAAGTCGCTGAAGAGAAGGGGAATTCAGCCAAAGATCGACGAAATGTTAAGCGTAAGGAGGCGCAACAAGCAACCAAACTCCAAGCGGAAGCGGCTGCAGCAGCAAATTGCAAGCCGGGCGATGTGAAGGAGGAGGGTGCGAAGATGAAACCTGTTACTGCAGCAGTGCAGAATCAGAAGGCAAAGCAGGCTAGTCGGCCGAAGCCGACGAAGGCGTGCCATAAGGGTGCCGAATGTCGATATCAGCCAGGTATGAAGTTGCCTACTCGTGTCCGTGATGATGGCAAGCCATGGTTCCATTGTGAATTCCTCCATCCTGGTCAAGCTGCTCCTGTGGCTCCACATGCCGTTCAACAGGTGAAGGAGGAAGGTCCTGGTATCTTCCCGCCTGCCCCCGCCGATCTTAGTGATGGTGGCGGCAGTTTGAGTGCTCACACTGGTCAGGTGTTAGGTAATGTTCGCCGAGTTGGTAGTCGATTGATTGCCAATTTCCATAATGCCCAGGATGCGGCTGCTGCCGCTGGTGATGGCACTTTTATTGTGCGTTACGGGGTTGGTGAGGCAAAGTTCAACATGTCACAGATTAAGCGTGTTGGGCACCGTAAGGCGTGGTTGCCTTTGCCAAAGGAGCCGGCGTTCCAGTCAATGAAGACTGTGAAGCCGATGCGACCGGCTGACATTGTTCAGGCGGTCAAGGATCAACAATTTATTGTTGTGTCAGGGTTCATGGAGACCCAGGATCCGAAGATTCCACGTATGGAGAATAACCAGGGTAGGTTGCTAACTGTGACTACTCATAATGCCACCACTAAGGATGTGGCGTGTGGTTCACCCATCCTAGTCCACCGGGGTAACGGTGCGTATCAAATGGCTGGCATCCATACGGGTGTTGACACCGCAAATGGTGTACAGACATGGGAGGCTTTCACTGATGAAGATTTCGATGTTATGTCATCAAATTTTTAGATCCGGTGATGATGGTCATCCCTCTGGCTTTGCGCTGGTGGGACTGGCGTTCTGCGCCAGTGCGGCAATTGCCTAGGGAGGAAAACCCTAAGGTGATGAAGTACGTCTTTGACGTTAGTATGGTTGGAAATCCCACGAAGGATCAAAATCCGTGGTACCCATGCCGCTATTTTGCTGATTTCAAGAGTGTCAATGTGTACTCTGGCGAAGTTGATGAGAAACTTTACAACATTCGCAGAGATACCCACGATGGCACGCTACAGGCTATATTGAAATATGACATAGCTCTGCCCAGCGAAATGTCCCTCGATCACCGTTTGGTGCGATGCGCTTTGGATGATACTTTGCGCGATTATGGAAGGTTTGAGAACCGTGGCGGCATTCGTGCTGCTGGCGAGGTTTTCATCAATCCGGATTCGTCGTCTGGACCCGTGTACAAGCGCATGGGCTTCGCCGATAAGGTTGAAGTGTACACGTATGTCCCTGAGCTAGTTCAATGGTTTTGGGACGTTGCCCACCATGTGGATTATCCCGTGTTGTGGAAGGAGTTCGGCAAAACTGAGCTCTTGAAGGTGACCAAGAATACCAGAGGTATTTCGGTTGCACCGGCCGATTTCCAAATGGCTGGTGCCCGGATGAATCAGCATACAAATGAGCTGTTATCTGAGGTTGGCAATAAGTATGACGCGTGTCCTTCACGTGTTGGTATGGTTATGCAAGGTGGTGGTCTACACCGTTATGCCGAGTGGTTGGATGTGACCGATTGGCTGAAGATCTCATCAGATAATGATAAATTTGATTCACGGATTTTGAATATTCTTTTTGAGGTTGTTAAGGTGGTTAGATATCATTTGTGGGACAAGAAAGGTATGTCCGAGGATGAGTGGTGGCAAAGACAAAACTACTACTACGGACAGAAAACTCGTTCCTTTATCCTGTGCAGCAATGGTCAAGTGTTTTTGAAGTTGTGGGGTAACCCTTCGGGGCAAGATAGCACTACGTATGATAATACCATTATTCATGCTTTTGTCAAGAACTATTTGTGGCGTTTATTGGCCGGTTTGATGTATTCACCGGATGCTTTTGCTGAGAAGCGTGAGCATTATCGCTGTGGTTTGTATGGCGATGACAACAATGAGTCCGTTTCACCGAAATATGCTCAATGCTTTTCTTATGAAGCTAGGGCTAAAGGTTACGGTGTGTTTGGGATGGTGTTGACAGCGTCGAAAGATGTATCTTCCAATTCCATTATTGGTCACCAATGGTTGGGCAAAACCATTG